AAACAGAATTTATGGCACCTCAGCTAAAACTACAAATATTGCTGTAGGTGATTTTGATGGATTAACTTACTATTATGATAATTCTACATTCCAAGTAACTTTAGCGGTAACAAATAATAAAACAAACCCCCCACCCTTTCCTCCCCCTCCTGTAGATAATGCTGTTAACGTAAATGTTGAGTTATGGGATTCTTCATTTTCATATCAATACTTAAGTGGTGGTGGTATGGCAATGGCCCCTGGTACTTACGGTCCTAGTGCTATAAGCATGACAAATGATCCTATTATTTTTAGGGGTTATTGGAAAGTAACAGTTTCTGGAGCTAATCCTACATTTGCCGGAGGTACAGCCAATATTAATATAAATGGTAACGCACATGTTGCCGGAGGTGCAGTCCCGGCAGGTCCTGGAGGTACTACTTTTGATTCAACTGTTTATGGAACAGAGGATGTAGCCGCTTATGGAGGTTACACAGGTTTGTATTTTAATGTAACAGTCAATTAAAACTAGTTTGGTTTTTTAAAATAAATTCATTATATTAACATTATGCGTAGAGTTCTAATTGGAACACCCTCTTATGATGGTCGAGTTGATGTTTGGTTTGCAAACAGTTTAATAGAAACTGTTAAAATGGCTGAAAAAAAGGGTATTTTTGTACACGCTATCTATACAAGTTATGACTCATTAGTTCAAAGAGCAAGAAATAGCTTAATTAAACTAGCTATTGATGGAAAATATGATGATTTATTCTTTATTGATTCAGATACTGAATGGGAACCAAATTGGTTTTTTAATCTTTTAGAACGACCTGAACCAATCGTTGGAGGTGCTTTAATTAAAAAGACAGAAAAAGAAGGTTATACAGTAAAATTAATAGATAAAGAACTTAAATATTCTAAAGATAAAAAATTATTAGAGGTAGATGGTGTAGGAACAGGGTTTATGAAAGTCTCTAAGTTTGCTTTTGATAAACTATGGTTAGCAAGTGATCCTTATACAAGTGAAGGAGATGAACATAGAATGGTTTTTGATATTAAAGTAGAAAACGGAGACCTAATTTCCGAAGATTATGTGTTGTGTAACAAATGGAAATCTTTAGGATACAAAGTATGGTTAGATCCTACAATTACTTGTAATCATATTGGTATTAAGAAGTTTAAAGGTAACTTTAAAAAATTTATAGATAAAAATGGGTATGTTTAATAAGTTCTTACATATTTATTAACATAAAATAAGTTATTCTAAGTTAAAGTTTATGATAAAAAAAGTGTTTTACAATAGTTCTATGCCTAGGGCAGGCTCTACTTTAATCCAAAACATTCTAGGACAAAATCCAGATCTTTATACTACACCAACTTCAGGTTTATTTGAGATGTTAGCTGCCTCAAGAACTATTTTTACAGATAGTTTAGAGTTTAAAGCTCAAGAAGAATCTCAAATGATGACTGGTTTTAAGTCTTATTTAAAAGGTGGTCTTTATGGATTCTATGAAAATCTAACAGACAAACCTTATGTTATTGACAAATGTAGAGGATGGAATTCAGAATGGGAATTTGTAAATGCTTTTGACCCAAATCCAAAAATGATTTGTATGATTAGGGATATTAGATCAGTTTATTCTTCATTAGAAAAGAAATTTAGAAAGAATCCATTACAAGATCATCACCTTGCTAACTGGGGTAATTTAACAGGTACTACTACAGATAAAAGAATTAGTGTTTGGTCTGTTAATCCACCTATTGGACCTTCAATGGATAGGATTTATCAGGTATTAGTACAAGGTCTTCATAAAAACATTTTGTTTGTTAAGTTTGAAGAATTATGTGCTGACCCAGATACACAATTAAAACGTATTTATGAGTATTTAGAATTACCTTTTTACCAACATGATTTTAATAATATCCAACAAGTAACTCATGAGGATGATAAGTGGTATGGTATTTTTGGAGACCATATTGTTAGAAAAGAACTAAAACCATTTAAAGAAGACTTTAGAGAGGTATTAGGACCAAATGCTTGTAAATTGATTGAGGAAAGTTATGCTTGGTTCTTTAATGATTTTGAATATAAAATTTAACAAAAATGAAAGTAGGTTTTAAAACACAAAGTGAAAATGAGTTTAAATCAATTACATTACCAGACACGCAAAGTCAACCAGTAATAATTTCAGTTGTACAAGGAAAAGATAATAATATGGATAATAAGTTTTTAGTATGGCATATTGAAGGTGGATTAGGTAAAAACATAGCAGCAACTGCTCTTTTACCTGCTTTAGCTAAACAATACAAAACCAGAAAAATAGTTGTAGTTGCTTCCTACCCGGAAGTATTTTTAAACCACCCTGAAGTTCATAGGGTTTATAGAGTAGGCATGACCGCTTATTTTTATGAAGATTTTATTTTAGGTAAAGATACATTAGTATTCAGACATGAACCTTATTTTCAAACAGGTCATATCTTAAAACAAAAACACTTAATTGAAAACTGGGCTGAATTGTTAGGTCTAAGTTATAAAAAACAATTACCTAATTTGCACTTTAATATGGTACAAAAACAGTTATCAGGATTATGGCAAAGACAAAAACCAGTTTTATTAATACAGACTAATGGAGGAATGTATCAAGGCCAACCATTAAACTATACTTGGACAAGAGATATGCCTATTGATCTTGCTTTATATATTGTTGATAAGTTTAAAAATGACTATCATATTATTCAATTAACAAGACAAGGTAGTTATCAGTTAGAAGGAGTAGAAATAGCAGACCAACAAATGACTAATATGGAATTATTTGGGTTAGTTGCTGCCTCTGAAAAACGATTCTTAATTGATTCTTGTTTGCAACATACGGCAGCGGCTTTAAATCTTCCTTCAACAGTATTTTGGATTGGAACTTCACCTGAAAATTTTGGATATGATATGCATACAAACATAAAAGCATTACCTCCTAAAGGAAATACTAAATTGATTGATGCATATTTATTTGATTATTCTTTTGATGGTCCTCTACATGAATGTCCTTATGCTGATGTGAATGAAATGTTTGATGCAAGTAAATTAGAAGAACTTATAAAGTAATAAATTTTGCAATATTTATAATAAAATAAAACTATGTCACATAAATTAACTTCAAACAAATCAGTAATTTACAATGCTCAAACATTAGAATCTTCTTATTTAGTAATTACTTGCCCTCAAACCACTTTCGTTGATCAAGGAAATAATGGTCCTTTCGGTGGTGGTTCAAACGAACATACTGTAAATATTAATGGTGCTATTTTTGCTAATTACAGTTCATCCGCTCAACAAAGAATTGATGGTGTAAATTATACTTTAACAGAAACCGAATGGGATACTTTTTACGCTTCTCAATCTTTTCAATCTCCAACAAGTTATGATAGAGTTCAAGAAGCTTCATTATATTATATTCAAGATAATATTCCTGTAATGTTTGGTTTGTCTTCTTCAAACTGGATTTACTCTGAATAATTAAATAAAAAACGTTATATAAAATATATGGAACCAATAAAATTAACTGAAGAAGAACTTAATAAGTTCGCAGAATTTAATCAAAAAAATAATGACCTTGTTTACAAACTTGGAAATTTAGACCTTACTAAAGTACAAATTGAAGAACGCCGTAAAGAATTACTTGCATTTTTTATTCAATTAAAAGAAGAGGATGCTGTTTTTTCTCAAGAATTAACTACAAAGTACGGTGATGGCAATATTAATTTTCAAACAGGAGAATTTATTCCTTTTGACAATTCTATTGAAGATTAATAATAAAATTTACTAAATAATAGGTTATGGAAAAACTACTATATGTAGCCCCCCATTTATCGACTGGGGGGTTGCCTCAATATTTAACTAAAAAAATAGAACTATTAAAAGATAGTTTTGAAATCTATTTAGTTGAATGGTCGGATTGTACTGGAGGTGTATTAGTAGTTACTAGAAATAAAATTGTAAAGCTTGTTGATAAAGACAAGTTTTTTACTCTAGGGGAAAACAAACAAGAACTTATTGATATTATAAACCAGGTGAAACCAGATATTATCCATTTAGAGGAAATACCTGAGTTTTTTATGGATTTTGATATTGCAAACCAAATTTATACTAAGGATAGAACATATAAGATTGTAGAAACATCTCACGATTCATCTTATGATATAACTCAAAAGAAATTTTATCCTGACAAGTTTATGTTTGTGTCTCAATGGCAAATAAATCAGTATAAAGATATAGACATTCCTAAAGTATTAGTTGAATATCCTATAGAATATATTGAAAGACCGGATAGAACAGAGGCATTACAAAAATTAGGATTAGATCCTAATAAAAAACATATTTTACATATTGGCTTATTTACTCCTCGTAAAAATCAAGCTGAGTTTTTTGCATATGCTAAAGCATTACCACAATATGAATTCCATTGTGTAGGTAATCAAGCAGACAATTTTAGACATTATTGGGAACCATTAATGAATGATAAGCCTGATAATTTAACTTGGTGGAATGAAAGAACAGATGTAGATGCTTTTTATCAAGCAATGGATTTATTCTTATTTACCTCCAGAGGTACAAACAATGATAAAGAAACAATGCCTTTAGTAATTAGGGAGGCCGTTTCAAATCAAATACCAATTTTAATTCATAATCTACCTGTATACTTAAATTATTGGGATGATTATGATGTTAATTATTTAGATACAACAGATTTTAGTTATAATCTAAGTTTAATTGAATCAAGTTTAAACTCTAACAATTATATAAATGTAGAGGAGGAAGCATTTGTAATATCAACTTACCCAATATTAAATTCAGTAACAAAAACCACTATAGAATGTATTGAGGCTTTAAAACAAACAGGTAGAAAAATTATTTTAACATCACATTTACCTATTCCTAAAGAATTACAAGAGTTAGTTGATTACTGTGTTTATGATAAAAATAATTTATTAACGAAACATACATTTTACAATTATACTTGGTTTGATTATGATACTTGGAAAGTTGGTTTATGGCTAACAGGAGAAAATAATAATGTTTATCATGGTCCTTCTGTTTACACAAATTACTATAATGGGGCTGCTTTAGCTGAAAAATTAGGTATTAAAAAAGTATATTTCTTAAATTATGATTATGTTTTAAAAGACTCAACTTTTATAGATAATGTATCTTTAATCTTAAACCAGAAAAAAGCATATGTTGGAATAAAAGAAGAACAAGAAGGAGAAACAGTTATAACTTATTTTCTAGCTACAGAACCTAAATTTTATTTAAACCATTTTCCCTTAGTTCAAACCTCTAAAGAATATGATGATTTGATGATTGAGTGGGAAAGTGAATCTAATGGTTTAGAAAATTTAACTTATTGTGCTCTTCAAAAATCAAAAAATCAAATATATTGGGAAAATCAAGAAACATTTAGTAGCTTAATTGAAAACAATTTTGAACATAAAAATTATTCAAGAGTAGAATATTTTTCTGTATTACCAGTTAAAAACTACTCTACTCAATTTGCTGTATTTTTAAATGTATCTAATTCTACAGACAATAGAGATATTGAAATAGCTGTTTATGAGGATGATAAAATGTTGTTTGATGAAACAGTAAAAGTAACTCATAAATTATCTTGGTTTAGACAAGTAACATTTGATCCTGAAAAAATATATAAAGTATACTATATGGCTTTTGATAGATATAATCAAGCATTAGTTGAAGAGAAAAAAATTATTATAGACAAAGAATATTTTGAAAACCAATTACCTAAAAATGGAGTTTTAACATTATCATGAAAATTTGTCAAGTAAATCCAGGATGCGGAATACCAATTCCTCCACCTTCATGGGGTGCAATTGAAAAAATTGTATGGGAGCTTACATGTAATTTAAAAGAATTAGGCCATGAAGTTGATATAAAATGGGCCAATGAAATCCAACCAGGTGAATATGATTTAGTGATGGTACACGTGGCTAATTTAGCGTTAGAATTGGCGTCTAATAACGTATCGTATGTATTTCAACACCACGATCACCATGCTTATCATTATGGAAAGGACTCCACTATATATAAACAAAATAAAGAAGCAATGGAAAAATCTATTTTTTCTTTAGTGCCGGCTCGTTACTTAGTTGATTATTTTGATTTGCCTAATGTGCATTATTTTTCTCATGGAGTAAATATAGATACATTTAAACCAAATGATACAACCCCTATATATCATAGCTTACTAATGTTGGCAAATAATGGTTTAGGTGGTTATGGTTCATATGATAGGAAAGGATTTGAGTTAGGTGTTAAAGTAGCTATGTCTCGTAATCTACCTATTACAATAGCTGGACCTAAAAACAATGAAAATTGGTTTAATGATAATCCGTGGGTATTTGGTTATCCTAAATTAAGCATTTTAAATGAACCATCTAATAAACAATTAAGACAGCTTTATAATTCACATACTATATTTTTACATCCTAGTGACTTGGAGGCAGGTCATCCTAATCTTACATTATTAGAGGCTGCAGCCTGTGGTTTACCTATTTTAGGATGTATTGAGGAAGAAACAATATTTCATGGTTTATGGAGAGCACCTCGTGACTTAAACTTGTTACTCCAGGGACTAGATGTTATCATTGACGAATACAACCAATATAAACAAAACGCTTTAAATACATCTCAAGAATTATCTTGGTTAAACCGTTCTAAAGACTTAATACAGTTATATGAAAGACTTACTAATTAAAGAATATAAAAATACCAAAATCTTAAATCTAAAAAGTAAACAACCTTCAAATACTTTTAATGTTAATTTTGTTGATGGTGCTTCTTTAGAAGTAGTAGGACCTTTAGAAGAAGAATATAAAGTTACTTTTACAAATACAAAAACTAACGAAGTAGTTCATGATAGTGTTATTAATAATAATATGTGGACTCGTACTAGTATAAAATACTGTGTTGACTGGAAAATAGAAGTATTTAACAATAAAACAGGAGAAAAAGTACACGAACATATCTTTAACCCTAAAAACAAAAGAGTTTATATTCATTTAGATTCAGGAGCAGTTGGTGATACTTTAGCTTGGTTTCCTTATGCTGAAGAATTTAGACAAAAATGGGATTGTGAGGTAATTTGTTCTACATTCCATAATGAATGGTTTAAAAAGGAATACCCACAAATTGAGTTTGTAAAACCAGGAACTGAGGTAAACAATTTATATGCTATGTTTAATGTAGGGTGGTTTTATGATGGGGAAGAAATTGTAAAGGATAAAATACCTTTTGATTTTAAAAAACATCCCCTACAACAAACACCCCCAGAAATTTTAGGACTAGAATATAAAGAAGTAAAACCAAAACTTACTATATCTCGTAAAAAAACAAATATAGAAGGTAAATATGTAGTAATTGCTCCTCATGCCTCCTCTCACGCCAAATACTGGATGCATCCTAAAGGATGGCAAACTGTTATTGATTACTTAAATGAAAAAGGTTATAAAGTAGTTATGATAACAGGTGAACCTTTAGGAGATGAATGGCATGACTCAAAACTAGGAGGTACATTGACCGGTGTAATAAATAAAACAGGTTATAATATTGATTTATCTGATAGAATGATTGATATTAGAGATGCTGAATTATTTATAGGAGTAGGCAGTGGATTAAGTTGGTTAAGCTGGTCAATAGGTACTCCAACTATCCTAATTTCAGGATTTAGTTACCCTTATACTGAATTTAAAGATTGTGAACGTATTTTTACTTTAGATTCTAAAGCATGTACTGGATGTTTTAATCGCCATTGGTTAAATCCTGGTGATTGGGAATGGTGTCCTGACCATAAAGATACTCCAAGACAATTTGAATGTACAAAAACTATAAAACCTGTTCAAGTAACTGGCGCAATTGATAAAATGTTGAATATTTATCAATAAACATGGCCTTAAAAACCTTATCTAAAACTAATATCCTAAACGGCAATATTGTTCAAGCCTCGGATGTATCACAAAGTGTTGACGCATTTACTGGTATTGAAGGATATGCTATTTCATTATCTGGATCATTCACATTTTCAGGAGCAACTACAGGTAGTGGAGTTTTCCAAAACTCTATAAACTCACTTTCATCCTCTGCAGTATATGTTGCATCTAATGCTTCAACAGATACAAATTATACTTTAGTATTTAAAAACGATTCTTTGGGATTAGATGGTTATCATCAGTTAGCTGCAGACGGAACAAATGGCCCATACTATAATCCATCAACTAATATATTAGGAGGAACGGGTGGAATAACAGTTTCTGGATCTATTGGTAAATTTACCTCTATTACAGGTTCATTATCAGGTAGTGTAAACGGAACTGCATCTTTTGCTACTTCAGCATCACAAGCGATTACTGCAAGTATTGCCGGTATTGCTACTACATCTAATCAAGTATCTGGATATTACGTTCCAAGCGGTTCAGCAGTAGCAGTTGTAGGTATATTAAAAATATTTGCAGGAGCAGGTAAGACTGGAGCAACTCCTCCATATACTAGTGTAGTATCAACAACCCCTCTTGATTTAACAGGTAAAACCCTAAATCAAAACTTATTTTTAGGTATAGCTCCTTCACAATCAAGCGCTACCGTAAGTGCAACTTTAAATAGTCCTACTAGTATTACTTTTGTGAGTAACATAGCAAGTACTGATTTTACCTTTGTAGCTACTTATATTTAAAAAAACAATAAAATAAAAAACAATAACATATGGCAACACAAGTTTTAGAACAAGAAGAAATCCAATCAATTAAGGATTTACAAACAAAGAGAGAACAGTTAATGTCTGATTTCGGTTTTATCGAAATGAGAATTCAAGAATTAGAATTGCAAAAAGAAAATTTAATTAATCTTTTAGTAGAAATTAGAAATTCTGAAGCTACTTTAAGTAATGAACTCCAAGCTAAGTATGGTAACGGTACCATTAACTTAGACAAAGGAGAAATTACTATTGTGGATTAATTTTTAACCCCCTCTATGATATTTATCATAGAATAAAACCAACAAACTTTTAGAAACATGGCATCAACACTAACATCACCTGGCGTACTTTCAATTGAGAACGATCAGTCGTTTATTACGCAACAACCTATAACTGTAGGAGCCGCCATTATTGGCCCTACTGTTTTGGGTCCTGTAGAAACACCTACAGTTGTTACCTCATACAGCGATTATAAAAATAAATTTGGTTCAACTTTTATTAGTGGAAGCCAAGTTTATACTTATTTTACATCAATTGCTGCTTTTAACTATTTTAACAACGGTGGAGAATCATTATTAGTAGCTAGGGTAGTTAGTGGTGCTTTTTCATCTGCATTTACTTCTGCATCAGCTGCTACAAACCCAACAGCAAACGGAAGTGGTATTTTAAACTCTAACAACTCCGAATCAATTGTATTAAGTACTCTTTCACAAGGTACTATCATGAACAGTTCTTGTTCATTGGATGCTAGTGGATCTTTAAACGCCTCAGGTTCACAAAATAACATTAGATGGCAAATTGTTAATAACGATACAGCATCTGGAACTTTTAGTTTGTTGATTCGTGAAGGTGATGATAATACAAACAACCCTGTTACTTTAGAAACTTGGACAAACTTATCTATGGATCCAACAGCTCCAAACTATGTATCTAGAGTAGTTGGTAACCAAGTTAAAGCTTATAATTCCCTAGATAATCAAATCACAGTAACTGGTGATTTCCCTAATGCTTCAAAATATGTTTATGTAAGTGCAGTTAAAACTCCTACTCCATTGTATTTTGATAACACAGGTATTGCAAAATCTCAGTACACATCATCTATTCCAGTAAACGCTTCAGGATCATTTGCAGGTGCTTCTGGTAATTTATTTGGAGCCGGAGCTACTTATTATAATAACATCGTATTAAGTTCTACAAATATTCAAGGTTTGTTAAGCTCAAGCTACGATAATATGATTAATTTGTTAGCTAATACTGATGATTACAGATTTAACGTATTGATGACTCCTGGTTTGTTTGCTAACGCTGCTGCTTTAGGATCTTCTCAAGTAACTTCTATTATTAACAACACAATGAATCGTGGTGATAATATTTACGTATCTGATTTAGTACCTTTCAGCTCAAGCATTACAGAAGTAACTAACGCATCAAACGCTAAAAATACTTCATACGCTGCTTCATACTGGCCTTGGGTTCAAACAGTTGATCCAGATTCTGCTCAATTAGTTTGGGTTCCTGCCTCAACTATGATAGGTGGTGTTTATGCTTACAACGATTCAGTATCTGAGCCTTGGTTCGCACCAGCTGGTATTAACAGAGGTGGATTAAGTAGTGTAGTAAGAGCTGAAAAGAAATTATCTCAAGCTAACCGTGATACTTTATACACAAATAAAGTTAATCCAATTGCTACTTTCCCTGGAACAGGAGTTGTAGTTTATGGACAGAAAACATTACAAACTAAAGCAAGTGCTTTGGATCGTGTAAACGTTCGTCGTCTGTTGATTGCTCTTAAATCTTATATCGGTCAAGTTGCTAATAACTTAGTGTTCGAACAAAACACAATTGCAACTCGTACAAGTTTCTTGAACCAAGTTAATCCATACTTAGAATCAGTACAACAACGTCAAGGTTTGTATGCTTTTAAAGTAGTAATGGATTCAAGCAACAACACTCCAGATGTAATTGACAGAAATCAATTAGTAGGACAGATTTACTTACAACCAACTAAGACTGCTGAATTCGTTTACTTGAACTTCAACATCTTACCAACTGGAGTATCTTTCCCAGCATAATTCTTTAAAAACGGAATATTTATAACAAAACAAATAAATAAACAAAATGGCAGTATTAGATCCAAACGAAATATTTTTCACAGCCTTTGAACCAAAGCAGGCTAACCGATTCATTATGTATATTGACGGTATACCAGCGTATGAGATTAAAGGTGTTGGTGCAGTCACGTTAACCCAAGGTACCGTTCCTTTAAATCATATTAACGTACAACGTTTTGTGAAAGGTAAAACTACTTGGGGTACTATCCAGTTCACATTATTCGATCCTATTACACCTTCAGGTGCTCAGGCGGTAATGGAATGGGTACGTTTACACCACGAATCAGTAACTGGACGTGATGGTTATAGTGATTTCTACAAGAAAGACTTAACATTCGACGTATTAGGACCTGTAGGTGATATCGTTTCAGAATGGATTATCAAAGGTGCTTTAATTACTGAAGCTAACTTTGGAGATTACAACTGGGATACAGCAGATACAGCAGTTAATTTAACAATGACCGTTCAACCTGATTACTGTGTGTTGAATTTCTAATAAAATTACAATTACTATTAAAAGAGCTCGCATTTTTTGCGAGCTTCTTTTTTCTGTTAATATTTATATAGGACAACAAAGTTATAACAAATAAAAATTATGGAAGAAAATAAATTTAAGTTCCCTACCGAAATGGTAGATTTACCTTCAAAAGGTTTAATTTATCCTGAAGGTTCACCTTTATCTAAAGGTAAAATTGAAATGAAATATATGACGGCTAGAGAAGAAGATATTCTTACTAACCAAGCATATATTAAACAAGGAGTAGTTTTAGATAAATTGCTTCAATCATTAATTATTACTGATATAAATTACGATGATTTAATTGTAGGTGATAAAAATGCATTATTTATTGCTGCTCGTATTTTAGGTTATGGAGGTAATTATACATTTGAATATGATGGCCAATCTCATACTGTAGATTTATCTACTTTAAATAATAAGGAATTTAATGAATCTTTAATAACTAAAGGTGTTAATGAATTCCATTTTACCCTCCCATATTCAGAAACCAAAATTACTTTTAAAATATTAACATCAGCAGATGAAAAGAAAATTGAAAAGGAATTAACTGGTCTTAAAAAAATTAACAAAGACAATTCCCCAGAATTATCTACTCGTTTAAAATATATTATTACTTCGGTTGGAGGAGATAGAGACGAAAAACCAATCCGTGAATTTGTTGATAATTACTTATTAGCCAGAGATTCTAGAGCATTAAGAGAATACATTAAATCTATCCAACCAGATGTAGATTTAAATTATACTTTAAGTAGTGGAGCGGAGGTCACTATTCCTATTTCCCTCAACTTTTTTTGGCCTGACGCTTAATATAGCACCACAGGTTAGAATTAACTTATTTACCCAAATCCACGAAATAGTATTTCATGGAAATGGAGGTTATGATTGGCATACAATATACAATATGCCTATTTGGCTACGTAAATTTACATTTTCTAAATTAAGAGATTACCATTCACCAAAAGATGAAAATAATGTTGAAAAATCTATTAATAATTTAAAATCAGCAGGTGTACCAAATACTAAACCTCCAATATCAAAAATTACACCCCCATCATATATTACTAAGGCATCAAAAAAATGATGCCTTTTAATATTTATAACAAAATACTTTAAATGGCTGATAAAACTACTAAATTTTCTAAAGAAGACGTTGAAAATGTTAAAGATTTTAGCGATGCCTTTAAAAATGTTAATAAAGAAGTTGATGAATTATTTTCAGGATTAAATTCTATTGGAGATGAAATAAAAGGTCAAGTTCAAGGTTATCAATTAGCTAATAAAGCTGTAAATAATCTTACTGGTGTTTTTGGTAAATTAAAAGATATTCAAGAAAATATCAAAACTACCAATTCTAAAGATTTAAAATCTCTCCAAGAAAAAGCACTATCTGAAAAGAAAAATTTAGTAGAATCTCAACGTTTATTACAGGTTAAAGCAACAACATTTGGTTTAACTGAAAAAGAAGTAGCTACTTTAGCAAACGTAAATGGTCTTTTAGAAACACAAGAAGGTTTATATCAAAATATTGAAGACACTTTAAACCAAATAGTTCAAAATGAACAAATAGTTGAAGATACTTTAGGTAATTTAGGAACATTAACTGAAGGTTTTAGTTCAGGTTTAAAAAAAGCAGGCTTAGGAGCTCTTGATACTAGATTAAGTTTAGGAGATGCTTTGCAAAAAACTAAAGACATGGTACTTGCTGGAGAAGGCAACGTTTCTAATTTAGAAGCATCCAAGTTCCTAGCAAAAGAATTAGGTACTAATTTAATTAAATCTGTAGATGCCGCATCTTTAGTAGCTGGAGGTGTAAAATTAATGGTAGATGCTCTTAAATCTGTTGATAGTTTAGCAGGTGATACAGCAAAACAATTTAATTTATCATACAACGAAGCATCCCAATTAAATAATCAATTAACTAATACTGCTGCTTTATCAATGGATGCAGCTGTAAATACAAAAGGATTAAATGAAAGCATGATGGCTGTAGGTAAAACTTTAGGTTCTAATGCTAAATTAAACGATGCCGATTTAATTACTTTTACTAAATTACGAGAACAAGCAGGTTATACTAATGAAGAATTAGCAAGCATACAAACATTATCTTTAGCTAATGGTAAATCATTAGAAACTAATACAGCAGAAATATTAGGAGGAGCACAAGCATATGCTTCCCAAAATAAATTAATAGTTAATGAAAAAGAAGTTTTAAAAGAAGTTGGTAAAGCATCAGCATCTTTAAAATTATCCTTAGGAGGCAGTGCATCAGCCTTAGCTGAATCGGTTGTTAAAGCAAAACAATTTGGATTAAATTTAGAACAAGCTTCTAAAATATCTAGTGGATTATTAAATTTTGAAGATTCAATTTCTAGTGAATTAGAAGCAGAACTCCTTACAGGTAAAGATTTAAATTTAGAACAAGCTAGATTATTAGCATTAAATGGAGATATAGCAGGAGCAGCAGCCGAAGTAGCTAAACAAGTAGGTTCATCTGCTCAATTTGGTAAAATGAATGTTATCCAACAAGAAGCAATAGCTAAATCTGTTGGAATGAGTAGAGATGAATTAGCCCAATCTTTAATTGATAAAGAAGCATTAAATAAACTATCAGGAGTAGAAGGTAAAGATGCTAAAGAAAAATTTGATAATTTAGTTAAACAAGTAGGAATGGAAGAAGCTAAAAAACGTTTAGGTAACGATCAATTAGCAAACCAATTTAAACAACAGTCGGCTCAAGAAAAAATGACTAATATGGTTGCAAAAATGCAAGAAATATTTATAGCTATAGCTGAACCTATAATGGCAATAGTAACTCCCTTAATTGATTTAGCAACTAAAGTACTTCCATTAATAAATACTCTTTTATTACCTCTTACTTATACTATGCAAATAATAGGTGAAGGTTTTTCAAATATTCAAAATATAGTAAATGCTATGCTTGATCCTACAAAATCATTAGCAGACACATTTAAAGAAATGGGCCCCGTAGCTTCATTTATTGCTGCTGCTTTAGGAGCCGCTGGTATAGCAGTTGCAACTGTTTTACTCCCAGGACTAATCAGTTCAGCAGGAGCAGCTATAATGGCTTTAGGACCAATGATAGCAACTGCTATGGCCGCTATGTCAACAGCAATTGCTAGTACTTTAGGGGTAGGTGCTATTCCTATTATAGCAGGAATTGCAGCCGTAGCAGGTACAATTGCCGCAGTAACTTCTATAAGTGATGGAGTTATTGATCCTAAAGGAGGATTAGTAGTATCAGGAGAAAAAGGAACATTTAAATTAGATGAAAATGACTCTATTGTAGCAGGTACTGATTTAAATAAATCAAATAAATCATCATCTTCTTCTACTTCTACACTACAAAATGATAAAAATACACCACCTCCTCCAGCACCTCAAATTGATTTATCACCATTAATGGAAAGAATAAATGTATTAATAGATGCTGTAAAAGCAGGTGGTGATGTTTATTTAGATGCTACTAAAGTAGGTACAGCAATGAATGTAGGAACATACAAAGTTCAATAATTTAAATATTTATAATAAAATAACACAACAATGGGACTATTAGATAAATTACAAACAGCAGGTTCAAACCTTTCAGCTTATGATGGTAATCAACCATTAAAATACGATCAAAAATCAAATTACCAAACCGATTTAGCAAAATCTAATTTAGATTTAGATGGTAAACAACCTAAAGTTTACGATAAGAAATCTAATTATGCTACTGATTTGGCTGTTTCTCAATTAGACTTAAATGGATTAGCTCCTAAAGTAAACGGAAAATTACCTTATTTAGATAACCTGCCCAAATAATGGGGTTAATAAACCTAAAAACTGACCTTAAGTCCCTTAGATATGGGAACGACAGGATTGGAGGTGCTAATAGTGGACAACCATATATTACCACAGACATTCCTGATAGGATAGGTCCGTACATAGGTACAACTGATTTCTTATTAAGAGGTGGAGTTAATGCTATAACTGATTCTTTAGAGGATATTAAACGTTTGGGTAAAATGTTTGCTGACACTAGATCACCAAACGGATTACTTTTTATAGCAAAACAACAGTTACTGTCTCGTACAGCTGTTCGTACTCAAACGAGTGGTGTTTTAAATGAGGGTGTATATTCCCCATTAAACACATTGGCAGAAGCCGGTCTAGTAGCGTTTGGTGGTCATTTAAACAAACAAGGCATTAACCCATTTGCAGACACAGGAGCTTACGCTAATAACATAAATTTATATTTTAATAAAGTAAAACCAAACCCAAATGATCCAGGTGGTTCTACAGCAAGTAATAGACTTGTTAAAATATATAATGAAAAACAAGTAGTAAAAAATCTTAATCCTAATGTATTAACATATACTGGAGGACCTGGTTCTATTTTAGGTGTAGGAAATACTAATATTAAATTTTCAGACCAAAGAACAGGAGTAAATAATGCTACTGCTATTACTACTCAAAAAATAGTAACTCCAAGTGATTATTTAAAAAACTTAGGAAGTATTCTACCATCTACTATTCCTGGGTTATCAGGAAAATATTATAGATTAACTAATCAATATTTAGAAAACGGATTTAATTCTGAGGGATTGTCTTTTGGTACTTATAATTATAGTGTATATGAACCTGCTATTGAGGGAAATACTTGGCCTAAAAATAGCCCATTAATTAATACCCAAAACACATATACTTACAATCAGGAAGATATAATCCAAACTGAAAATAATGAAGGTGGTATTGCTTCTCCTAAGATACAAGATTTTAGATCTATTTTAAGAAAAAAAGCACAATCAAACCCACAAACTGGATTTGAAGGTGCCGACCAAGCAGGCCAATTATCAACCTCTCTCCCCTACTCAGGTCCAGAGGCTCAAAATTTTGAAAAACGAGTACATATAGGAAATCCCGGACAACGAGGCAATAATGATTATTCCGATTATGCAAAAGGTGTTCGTACTAAACAAAATCTAAACTCAGGTTCAGCTTATGCACCTTTTGGTACAACCCCAGGTGGATTAGATAGAATAAACTCTTTACCAATATACAGAAGTGAAAATGTTGATACAACCCTTCCAGTAAATGATTTTGTAAAATTTAGAATAGCTGTTATTGATAATGACAGTCCTAATTTTAAAACATTTATGCATTTCAGAGCATTTTTAGGACCTATATCGGATTCATATAATGCTGATTGGAATGGGTTTAATTATTTAGGAAGAGGAGAAAAATTTTATACTTATAGTGGGTTTGATAGAAAAATTTCATTATCGTGGACCGTAGCTGCTCAATCAAAAGAGGAACTTATTCCAATGTATAAAAAATTAAATTATCTTGCATCAACATTAGCACCGGATTATAGTCCTAATGGTTATATGAGAGGTAATTTAGTACAATTAACAATTGGAGGTTACTTATATGAACAACCTGGATTTATAACTGGATTAACATATGAGATGGGTGAAGATAGTCCATGGGAACTTGGAATAGGAACAACCGAAACCCCAGACGATCCATCAGTAAAAGAATTAACACAAATTATTAGAGTTACAGGATTTAGCTTTACACCAATTCATAATTTTGTTCCAAGAAAACAACAATTAACTTTTACTAATAAAAATACCCCAGGTGGTGTAAGTGATGATACAGGATTTGTTCAAAATTATGATGTTCAACGTTTTATAGCTTTAGCAAATGGACCTAATGCAAACCAAAACAATTACGATAGTTAATGAATAGATATCAAAACATACCTAAAACAAAAATCAATGGAAAAGATGTCTATGTAACTTCTCGTTATCCTGAGGTACCTTTATCACCAAATGATATCTATGTTTACACAACTCAAGGTGATAGATTTGATGTTTTAGCCCAACAGTATTATAAAAATAGTTCTTTATGGTGGGTTATTTCTATAGCAAATACAGGTAATGCTGGTGCTGGAACTTTAGTAAGTTTACCTCAAAATAGTTTAGTCATTCCTGAAGGAATACAAATAAGAATCCCTGCAAATTACTCAGGTATCGTTTCAGAATTCAAAACAATAAATAACTAAGTTATGTCAAATATAGTAGGAGAAGGATTTCCAGATTTTGTACTAGAACAAATAAACCAACGTCAAAAAATATATGGTTCTATTAATAGAGATGAGCAACAATTATCCTATTTAGAAGCTAGAACAGGATGGTGTAAGTTAGTTTCTTCGGTTAATGTTAAAAAACCACTTAGAAATATAACTTTACTTGAAGAAGATTTAGCAAAAGCATTTGTTTTATTTAATGGCACAACAAATGAGGGCACAAATGCTCAAAGAGCTGGAATCTGGCCAGGAACTGGTAATCCAAATGATTATGCTTATGGTATGGGAGGTACAGCTTATGGTTTACGCCCTATGCCTGGTATAAAATCAGCATCAACAAAAACAGAAACTAGAGGTTCATTAAAAACGTCAACAATTCAAATCCAAGCAAATAATAAAGAACAATTTGATATAATTGATACTCTTTATTTACGTTTAGGATTTTCATTATTATTAGAATGGGGTAATAGTTCTTATTTTAATAATAAAGGAGTTTATATAGCTGATAATCCTAATAGTTTAGCAGATGAATTCATTTCAGGAAAATTAAATTATAGTAATTACTCAACTAAAATTAATAAAAAACGTGAAGAGTCTAATGGTAATTACGATGCTATTGTTGGTAAAGTAGTTAATTTTACTTGGACTTTTACTAAAGATGGTACTTATGATATTACTGTAACTTTAAGAAGCATGGGGGATGTGATTGAATCACTTAAGTCTAATTTACTTCTTCCTGGTTCACCAAATATTGTAATACCAACAAAAGTAATAGAACAACAACAAGATATTAAAGATGAAAAAGCCGAATTGGCTCAAGATCAAAAAGATTTAGAAAAAGGAAAAGCAAAAATAGCAGCATATGATGCTGAAATATCCGCTGCTGAAAAAGTATTAGCAGACGAAAAAGCAGCTTTAGAAGCAAATAATGGTTTTTTAAATCCAATAGATGAAATATCAATAGCTGCTCAAATAGTAGCCTCAGAAGTTAAAATAGCTGCTCTTAATGTTGAAAGAGAAGTAGCAAATATTGCTTATGTTAAACTTAATGAAGCATTTGTTGCTAAAGGTAAACAAGATGTTGTAGATGCTACAGCAGAATTAAAAGTAATAGAAGCTGAAGAAGCATTAAAAACAAAAGAAGAAATAGCAACAGCCTTAGCCGAAGCTAATCCCAAACCTGAAGATGTTATTAAAGCATTTTCACAAGCCCATGAAATAGGAAGATATTTTTATATAAAACAATTAGAATTATCCAACCAAACAACCCTTTCAGATACAGGATTACAATATATTCAAGAAACACCAATTAATTTCTTTTCACAACAGTATGGAGGTGATAGTAGTTGTATTCAATATTATATAAGATTAGGTCATTTTTTAGAATGGATCCAATATCAATTAATTCCTAAAGTAGTACCAGCAGTCCCTCTTATTAAAATTGATACTAATGTTAAAACTAATATAATATATCTTTTAGGTAGACAAATTAGTAGTGACCCAGGTATATGTATATTCAATACAGAAGTTCCATTTGAAAACTCAGTAACTCAGTTCGCACCAGATACCGAAACTTTTGAAGTTTTTCTTAAGGGTAGTAAAAATAAATATGGTCAGATAATGAACTCATATTTTAATATGGTGTATATTCTTACTCAATTAGATTCTTTAAAAGATAAGGATGGTAAAGTTTCTATATTTGATTTAGTTAAAAGCTTATGTGATGGTTGGAATAAAGCAACAGGTAATTTCAATAAATTAGCTCCTACAATAGATGCAGATGATAATGAAATGAAAATCACAGATGAAGTATCATTACCTGATAGAGATGGTTGGTTAAAGGAATTTCAACAAACTACCACCTTAGCTAGCTTTGATGTTTTTGGTTATTATTATCCTTTAAAAGGGTCAAAAGAATCAACAGGTGCTGGTTTTATTAGAGAAATAAATTTTAATACAACTGTTCCACCAAATTTAGCTACTATGATTACTATAGGAGCAACAGCTAATGGATATGTTGTTGGACAGGATGCTACAAATTTAAGTGCTATGAATGCTGGTTTAGAAGACAGATTCAAAGAAAAAATCCAACTCCCAGAAGAAACAACCAATCCTCAACCCCCTAGTTCAGCCTCTATTAACCAAGATTATGTTACTGCTTTAACAGATTTTAATGTGTTTACAAGTGAATTAGGACATACTAAAGGTTCATCTAATATTCCCATTTGGAATAAAGAAGCTATTTCTTCTTTTAATACAACAGCTGCCCAATTCTATGAATACGATCAGGCAAAACAAACACTAGCAGCAAAGGGAGAAAAAAATGCATCTCAAGTTGCTTTAGGTATATCTGGTAGTTCTTTAAATCAAATCCAACTAGGATTAACAAAACCAGCATCACCAAACGGTGGATTTTTACCATTTGACTTATCACTAAAAATGGATGGCCTTTCAGGAATGAAAGTCTACCAAAAATACATTATTGATACTAATTATCTTCCCTCAAACTATCCAAACTCATTAGAATTTTTAATTAAAGGTATTACTAATACTATTGAAAATAATCAATGGCTTACTACTATAGAATCATTTGCTATTCCTAAAAATCCATTTGGATCATCTATATCTAAATCTCCAGTCTCAGCAGCTTCGAATCCTCCATCTAGAGGAACACAAGCTCCATTTACAGGAAACACCCCAAATGCCGATGCTTTAAGAACAGTACTTGCCTCTTTAGGTTATACAGAAAAAGGAAAAGAACTATCAAATGGTGGTGATATAACTCCCGAATTAGTAAAATATGCATCGTCAGTACTTAAAGAAATTAAAAAACAATTGCCCACTTTACAAATAAGGATAACTGGAGGTAATGATAAATTTCACCAAAACCTTAGCAAAAAATCCTCCCACACCAGAGGACAAGGATTAGATTTAGCAATTATACCTGATACAGCCGCAAACAAAAAAGCAGTTGATACAATATTAGGTGGATTTGCAGCAGGTAATAAAACCCAATCAGTTAGTTTTATTAATGAATACGATTATCCATCAGCAAAAGCTTCTGGAGGTCACTTTCACCTTAGAATAGGAGGAACAATTGAAGGAGCTACAAGAATTAATAATTTTTATGCTTTAGCCAACCAAGGAAAATTAACAACTTATCCAATAGTATAAAATGTATTATCCTAAATCCCAAATCACCCCCAATCTACACACCAATGGTGGTGAATTTGTATTAAATACAGATAAGTCTGATTATAGTGGTTATTATTTTAAAGTTTCAACAGGAAAATATTTTACTGGAAGAAACCAAGATGATAGACCTAATGTTGAATTAATTCTTATTACTCCATTATCCCAAGATAGTACACTTCCCCCAAACCCATTTATAAATGTTAATGTTTTATCATTAGATAATTCAAATTTTGTAACTACTCAATATGAAACAAATACAGATGAGGTATTAAACTATTTTGCTTTAAAAAATATTGACATTTATAACCCTCCAATATCATTTGTTCCTTATTATAGTCCTGTCCTCCCATCTAATCAAGATTATCAAAATGGGGAATTTAGAAGATTTTTTTGTAAAAAAACAAACGAAATCCAATATATTGAAATTGATATACCAACATACAATAAGTTAATAGCCCAAGATCCACAAATATTATGGCAATTATATCAACCCTTTAATATAACTTGGAAATTAACAGGTACTATACAAGAAGTAGTTAGAACCAATTATAACATAGTACAATTAGCTTCTAAAACAAAAAATTTACCTATGCTTGGAAACTACCTAAATTCTAATTATATTAAATACCGTAAATAAATTTGGTAATTTAAAATTTCCTTCGTATATATATAACATATAGAATAACATGAAAAAAGCAGACAATTTTGACTCTAGTAAGTGGTTAACAGAAAATAAAATCACTACACAATCTCGTTTAAATGAAGATGAAGATTCAGACACTAAAAATAACATTATAGTAGGATATAGATGGAAATCTAATCAAATGAGAAGAGATAATGTTGAAGAAGCATTAGCTATAATTGGATTTGGAAAAAATCAAGATAGACTTTATAATTCTATGCCTATAGAAGGAAAAATGGTAGCATTTTATGATTCATCAGACCCAAATTCCGCTTGTGAAAGACTCAGAAAAGCAGGAAAATTAGATGAATGGTTTGAACCTGTTTATAAATAAAAAATAATTAAAAATTAATTAACTTAGGCTTGGTTTATCTAAGCCTTTTTTGTATATTAATGGAGTAAATCAAGGTTATGTTTTGGATAATAGAGACAGAAGAGGCAATGGAGTATCTTACTCACAAAACGATAGCGGAAGCATTCATAGAGATAATTCCACTACACGATAACATACATCCTGCTTTAAACAACGTGTCTTTAGTGTATATAAGACCGTTTAATGACACAAAGGGTTATATGTTATGCGTTGACCATAGCGAGACGTCCTCGCTTAATAAGACAACTATAGACGCATTACTACAAAAAATAAATAAGGTATGGGTGCGTGATAAGAAGGCAGCATTATATTATTTTCCTATCAAAAGCTTGTGCGACCTATCAATCCTAAACCCTACGTATATACCCTCGGAAACACAAGCACATACATACTTTTATTCTCACCATACGGATTATTTAAAGGTTAATAAATTAATTCCTCTAAGCAAGCACTACCAAAAATGCGAACATATTTATCAGCAAGCTCGTAATGTAATACCAAAGGAATTACCACCGTATTTTGATTTTTATAACAATAAGGTAGTATTAGCATTTTTTGGGATAGAAAAAAACGGATTAAATATAAACAAATATGAATTTGATAAACACTATGAACTTAACAACGAATCTTATTCAATCGATAACGATAGAATCTACACCAGTTACAATTTGGCTACAACAACACGTAGACCAAGTAACTCTTTTAATGGCGTTAATTTCGCAGCAATAAACAAAGAAAATGGCTCAAGGAGAAGCTTCATATCGAGTCATGGGTTTATGGAGCTCGATATTAGTGCATATCATCCTCATCTCGCTAGTCGTATGGTTGCCTTTGATTTTGGCACTACAGATGTCCACCAAACCTTCGCGGACCTCTATGGTACGAGCTACAAAGAGGCAAAAGAACTTACGTTTAAACAGCTATATGGAGGCGTATTTAAAGAGTATGAGCACCTTGAATTTTTTCAACAAATAAAGAAATTTATTGACAATAACTGGGAGGCGTTCAATAACTCCGGTCAAGTTATCGTACCAATTTCGGGTTATTGCTTTAAAAAGAGCGAGCTGGAGAATATGAATCCGCAAAAACTGTTTAACTATATGTTACAGAACGTGGAATCAGCAATGAATGTTTGTATATTGATGGATATACATAAGCTATTACGAGGGCGCAAAACAAAAATTGTATTATATACGTACGATTCGTTTTTGTTTGAGCTAGGTGAGGGTGAGGAAAATATAGAAAACGAGATAAAACAAATATTTAATAAATACAGGTTACAGACAAAAACAAGTTATGGAAAAACATACGATTTTACAGAGGAATGACTATATGTATGACGGATACGATTTTGATTCGACAAACATAAAAGACGTGAACAATAAGTTATTTTGTACATTTACAGGAATAGAGGATTTAGATACACTAATCAGTGATTTGACTAAGGCCTATACTATCATGTATAATAAGATGTTTGTGCTTTATGTAAAAAGCACAGACGAGTACGTTGTTACATACAACGTGGAGCAGGGCAATGTTGAGGGTATTCCAATGAATACGATCCTAGTACATAGAAAGAAAGAAACCAACACATTATATACTATTAATGCGTTGAATGATTTAATAAAAAAATTAAATGGTGGAGTGGTTGACCCATCTTACCGTGTAAATTGGCAACACTATAAAAACTGTATTTTGTTAACCAACCATAACGAGTTGAAACAATTGAATACAAAAGTTCACAAGATTGTTGAACTTTAAAAAACGTCATTTGG